ACAAAGTCCATGTGGCGAACATGCGCATCACGAGCGAATTCCGCAACTCGCGCATCTCCGTGGACTTCGTGCCGCGCGATGGCGCAAGCGACACACTCTCCGATCTATGTGACGGATTGCATCGCGCGGACGAGCAGGACAGTGTTGCGGAGGAAGCCTATAACAATGCCTTCGAGGAGGCTATAGGAGGAGGCATAGGCGCATGGAGACTGCGCGATGTGTACGACGAGGACGACCCGTACAGCCGCATGCAGCGCATCGTTATTGAGCCAATTTATGATGCTGACCTGTCCGTTTTCTTCGATCCAAATTCTCGCCGACAAGACAAGTCCGATGCGCGCTACTGCTTCGTGCTCAACGCGATGACGCGCGATGCCTACACCGAGGCATACGGCGAAGACCCTTCCTCGTGGCCCAAGAGGACAGGTGGCGCTTTCGATTGGTGTACTAAGGATTTCGTCTACGTGGCCGAGTATTACCGCGTCACAATAGACGCAGAGAGAGTCCATCTGTACCGCACGCTCACTGGAGAAATGGAGCAGTACTCAGACAGCGATATCGCATCTGATGCCTCTCTGCGCGCCAAACTGGATGGGACTGGGAGAGTGCGCGTTGACTCGCAAGATTCGCGCAGAAAAAAGGTGGAGAAGTACATCCTCTCCGGCAACCGAGTCCTAAATATCGATGATGTCGGGCAAGGCAGACACATCATCTCCGGAGACAATATCCCCGTCGTGCCCGTCTACGGCAAGCGGTGGATCATTAATGGCGTAGAGCGGTGCATGGGACACACACGCATCGCCAAGGACATGGCACGCCTGCACAACCAGCAAATGTCTGCGCTGGCTGAGATCAGCGCCATGTCGCCGGTAGAGAAGCCGATATTTGTGCCTCAGCAGATGGTCGGCCACGCGAAGGAATGGGCGGATGATACCGTCAAGCAATACCCGTTTTTGCTGGTCGAGCCGATCCAAGGCAAGGATGGCGTGGACGTTGCGGCAGGGCCAGTCGGATACACGAAGTCGCCCAGCATTCCTCCTGCTATAGCGGCGCTACTTGGGGTGACTGACGCATCGCTGCAAGAGCTCCTGGGCAACAGCGAGCAAGCGCAGCGCCTTGTCTCCGGCGTCTCTGGGCGAACTGTGGAGGCCATCCAGCAACGGCTAGATATTCAGACGTACATCTACGCTAGCAACATGGCACTCGCGCGCAAGCGCAGCGCTGCTGTCTGGCTCGGTAAGGCTCGCAAACTGTACGTCCAGCCTGGGCGCAAGATGAGGCGGGCTGGGAAGGACGGCAGATATATGCCAGCCGAGTTGCTGCGCGCGGTCTCGATGGAAAAAACTGGCGAGGTGATGCTGGAAAATGACCTGCGCAGGGCGCGGATGGACGTTGTGCCTAACATCGGGTTGCCGTCTGCGAGCAGGCGCAGCGCGGCATTTAACGCTCTTGCAAGCGTGGCCGCTGTCACCACAGACCCAGAAACTAAGGCGGTGCTGGAAGCGATGATGGCCCTAAATATCGAGGGCGAAGGAATATCCGAAGCTCGGGATTTTTTCCGCAGCAAATTGATCCGGATCGGAGTCGTGAAGCCCACCAAAGAGGAGGCACAGCAGATGGCCGAGGAGTCCGCACAGCAAGGCCATGACCCGAACTCGGCGCTGCTCGGCGCGATGGCAGATGAGGCATCTGCAAAGGCCGATAAAGCAAAGGCCGACACACTCCGATCAATGGCTGAAGCCGAACTGATGCGCGCGAAAACAGCGGAGGCTGCAGCTAAGGTGGCATCATTGACATCTACCGCTCAGGATGATATAGGTCAGTAACGCTAGAGATTATGATTATCATTATGACATTGGAGGCGGGGAATGAGTGACGCAAAAAAGCCAACGCTCGAAAGCTGCGACTACGACTCAGGGAAATATGAGGCGCAGGTAGATGCGTGGTACGGGGAGCGAGACGCAAGGCGCGACGCCATCCGGCGCGAGGAGACAGAGAAAAAGAGGTGGGATGAGCGCGTGTCACACTACCACTCTGGGAGAGACAAGATGGGTGTGGCTGATTTTGCCGATGCGGAGAAAGCCGTTTCTGGCTGCCTATCGCAGGAGCAGCAGGGCATCATCATCGCTGGGTCTGTGGCCCCAGCAGAGACTATTTATTACCTCGGCAAAAACCCAGAAAGAGCCAAGGAAATTTCCGGCATGAAGGACCCCGTGCAATTCGCCGTGGCCGTGGGACGCCTCGATTTTGAGCGCGCGTCCTCTGGGGCCCCAGCGACACGACCTGAGCAGGTAGTGCGTGGCGGGCAGGGCATGAGTGGCGTAGTGGATGGCACGCTTGAAGGGCTGCGCAATGCCGCAGCAAAGGACGGCGACTACACGCCTGTGATCGCGTATCGGACCGCAAATCTAAGGAGGGTATAGCATGGCAAATAATTTTCCGAAGGCCATCACAGTAGCGTTCGAGAACATGCTCGTCGCGTTTGATGGTGCGATAGATATTGTCGAGCACATCGAGACATACCGCATGGACCCAGTGCTGGCGGAGCGATCTAACAATACGTTCTGGCGGCCCGTTCCTGGCATCGCGCGAGTGCAGGATGTCGTGATCGGCGTGCCGATCACGTTCCAGACCATGAATCAACTCAGCGTGCCAACATCCTGTGATGGGTACTTTAAAACCGCATCCTGGACTATGAATGCCAACGAGCTGAACGACCCAGTGCAGCAGGAGCGAGAGATGCAGTCCGCGCGGGACAGTCTCGCCTCAGCGATCCATCAGTCCATCATCGACGTCGCATCGAGTAACGCGACTGTTGTGGTGCCCATTCCAGCGGCATCTGGCAACTATGACGATGTTGCGGCCTGCGACACCATATTCACTGAGCAGGGCATACCTATGGCGGATCGCCATCTAGCCCTCTCGACCCGCGACTACTCTGGCCTTGCATCTGATCTCGCCGTCGCTTCTAGGAGTTTCGGGAACGCAAAAACAGACATGGCGTATGAGCGCGGAGTGGTCGGGCCGGTCTCCGGATTCACCACATTTAAGCTCAATTATGCCAAGCGAATTGCTGCTGCAGCGGGTGTCGGCGTCACGATGAATACGACGCTCGCGGCCAACGTAAACTACGTGCCAGTGGCGACGATATTGACCAGCGGCCAGCGCTTAAACGTGGACAACCGCACGCAGTCCGTCGCGTTCAACACGACCGCAGGTATGGCGGCTGGAGACATGCTAACTATAGGTGGGGTTGAGGCTGCGCACCACATCACCAAGACGACTACGGGCCGTCCCAAGACCTTCCGCGTGATCTCCATCACCAATGGCACCGTGGCTGTGATTAGCCCTCCGATCATCTCTGGTGGCGGTGCAACAGACGCAGAATTGCAATACAAGAACGTGGTCTTGGCCTCGACTGGCGCTGCTGCGGCGGTCACATTCCTGAACGTGAATGCCTCTCACATCAACCCCTTTTGGACTCGCGGTGCGATAGAGATTTGCCCTGGCCGGGTCGCAGTCCCAGACAGCGCAGGCGCAGACGTCATGCGCGCGACCACGCGATCTGGGATAGACATCGTGCTGATTCGTCAGTACTCACTGCAGAAGGGGGAAACCCAATATCGCTGCGATTCTAAATGGGGCGTTAACGCCGTTGACCCAGAGAAGATTGGCGCGCTCCTTTTCAATCAGTAGCACTCGCTGAGGTGTGAGATGAAAAATAATTGGCGTCCTCCGCGCAAGCCATCAGCGCCTCTCGACGGCAGGAATAACAGGTTGGAAAAGGAGCGGATCCTAGAGAAGGAGCGGATCCTAGAGAAGGAGCGCATCCTGGAAAAGGAGCGCATCCTGGAAAAGGAGCGTGCAGAAAATCGAGTCGAGCAAGGACTTTCTGAAGGAGCCCCTGGCGAACCACCAGATGGTGAGCCTGGTGAGCCTCGGCGCAGGAAAAAATAATGGCGCGTAAAAAGCGGGACATCATCCTCTCTGCGCTCCGCGAGATCGGTATCGCTGATTACGATTTTGATGTTGCGCCACAAGAGATGGCGAGCGCGCTCGGCAGGCTAGAGGCGATGATGGCCGCATGGACAGCGCGCGGGCTGCTGCTGGGCTATGTGTTCGGCTCACCACCAGACCTAGACGCAGAGAGCGGCATCCCAGCCTATGCAGAGGAGGCCGTGGTAACGAATCTGGGGTTGCGGCTAGCGCCATCCTACGGGCGACAGGTGATGGATGGGACGGCGAGCGTAGCGCACACCGCATACTCCGACCTCATGCTCCAGATGGGGTGCATCCCAGAGAGACAGTACCCAGAGACCATGCCTACTGGGAGCGGCAATGCGCGGTGCGGCTATGGTGGAGAGTTCTTCCCACAGCCGTGCACAGACGGAATCTGACGGTGATACATGTGTGGACTGAATGGCCTCCCGGTAGTGGGCACTGTGTCTGGCTCAGACCAGGTGCATGTGTTTTCCGCGTCGATCGGATTCGATGCGCGCTCGCCCCTAAGTAGTATCCTCGCATATTTCCAGACCGCCTTTGCGTCGCCTACGATGGCGACACAATTCGCCGTGCCAGGCGATGGATTCAGCATCGCCGTCTCGCAGGGTGGCTCTAACACATGGGTGCTGCTCCAGCCTGTTGCGCCTCTCGCCAGCGGCACAGTGACGCTCCCGCTCAATGCGTCCGCGCCTGATGGGCAGGAGGTGACCATCACTGCGACGCAATTGATCTCGGCGCTCTCCATCGGACTCAATGGCGCATCTGCGTTGTTTGGTGCGCCAGCAAGCCTGTCGGCCTCAACGCCATTCCGTCTCAGATTCTATCGCGCCACGAACTCCTGGTATCGTGTGGGGTAGCCCCGATGCAGATCCCTGTGCTAAGCGGCATCTACACCGATGGCGGGCTAGACATTCGCGTCGCCCTCCCGCGCAATCTCGTTCCAGTCAGTCTCGATAGCGGCATCAGCACTGGATATCTGCGTCCAGCAGATGGGATAGTGCAGATGGCTGAAGGCCCTGGTATAGACCGAGGCGGGATCAATTGGCTCGGCAAGTGTTACCGCGTCATGGGCACGTCGTTTGTGTCTGTGCTGGACACTGGCGATGTCACAGTGATCGGGGATGTGGGTGGAGATCGGAATTCGTGCGTCACAATGGATTACTCCTTCGACCGCCTGGCCATTGCGTCAGGCGGGAATCTCTACCTCTACGACGGGACAACCCTATCCGTCGTGTCCGACCCAGATGCAGGCACAGTATTGGACGTCGTGTGGATTGACGGATATTTTTTGATCACGGATGGAGAGTTCGTGGCACAGACGGAATTGACTGATCCGTCCGCGATAAATCCTCTGAAATATGGGAGCGCAGAAGCAGACCCAGACAGCATCGTGGCCTTGCTGCGCCTGCGCAATGAGGTCTACGCGCTGAATCGGTACACCATCGAGGTGCTCGAAAATCAAGGCGGGAGTGGGTTTGCTTTTTCGCGCATCGAGTCCGCGCAGATCCAGCGCGGGGCAGTAGGGACTCACGCATGTTGTGTCTATTTTGACGCCATCGCATTCGTCGGCAGCGGGAGAAATGAGCCTGTAGGTGTGTATCTCGGAGCCAATGGATCATCGGAGAAAATCAGCTCGCTGGAGGTAGACCTTGTGCTCTCGCAATACTCCGAGGCATCTCTCGGAGAACTCAAAATAGAGGCGCGCAATGATCGAGGGCAATGGCATCTATACGTGCACCTGGACGACCGGACGCTCGTCTACGATAGGGCTATGTCCGAACAGGCTGGGGGCCCAGTATGGTTCGCCCTGTCCTCTGGGGTTGGGGGTGCGCAGTCCAAATATCGCGCGCGCAACATGGTCTGGTGCTATGATCTCTGGATCGTGGGCGACCCCTCCGGGCCCAACATCGGGGCTCTAGACCATCGGGTGGGGAGTCATTGGGGCCAGGTGGTCGGATGGGAGTTTGGGACGCGCGTCATTTATGCTGAGGGGAAAGGGGCTGTGGTGGGCGAGATCGAGATGGTCTCGCTCCCAGGTCGGCAGGCTCTCGGAGAGGCGTCGTCCGTCAGCACGTCATACTCTGTGGATGGGGTGACGTGGAGCCAGGACAGGACTGTCTCATCCGGATTACAGGGGGACAGGGCGCGGCGCTTCGTTTGGCGACGCCAAGGTAAGATGAGGCATTGGCGCGTGCAGAGATTCAGAGGCGACAGCCGCAACAGGATTCCTGTGATTCGGATTGAGGCCGCGATGGAGGCGCTCGCATATTAACGGCTGCGCTACGTATGGGGAGGTATGCTGGCCATACTAAATATAGCCAGACGTAAGGAGTCCATGAGTGGCGAATGGGCAAGCAATGCGTCGAGATCAGATCGCGTCATTCATTCGCGATCCAGATATGGTGCGGCGCATGGAGCGATTATTTTTGGAGGCTGGGATGGGTGCTGGAACCCCAATTAGGCTTGGGCAGATCGAGGTTGTGATCTCTGCATCGCTGGTATACTCTACCCCAAAGCATATCACTGTGGTGGCAGAGGACATAGATATCTGCAATACGAGCGGGGCTCCCGTGAGTGTGTCGGTTTTCCTCGTACCATCTGGCGGGACGCCGAGCGCAGCGAATGCGATCCTATTTGGCGCGCCTGTGGCAGTGGGTGGATTCATCCAGTGGCGTGGGGGGCAGGTGTTGCGCGGCGGAGATAGCCTGCATGCGTCTGCCTCTGCGTTAGGGCTCACGCTCACTGCGAGTGGGTCGGAGGTGTGATGGCCGAAGAGGACGTGTCTGTTGCCGTGCTAGATGGGTGCGTGGATGCAATCGTTGCTGAGCCACACGTCTCGGACGATGTGGTTTCTGCTGTGCAGTATGTGACCACGCTGGAGAATCTCCTGCTGACCGTCCCGCAGGTGAAGTGTCAGGTGGAGCATCTGTTCTGTGCTGGGATGTATGCGCGAGTCACGGATATTCCTGCTGGCACCCTGGTCACTGGGGGCACACATCGCCATGAGTGCTTCCTCATCATCCTCGATGGCCTCATATCTGTGACCGCAGAGGATGGTAGCGAGCAGATAGCCACGATCGGGGATGTACTGAGGACAGAGGCGGGGCAGAAGCGCGCAGGACTTGCGATGCGGGACTCTCGCGTCATGACTGTGCACCGGAACGACGCGGACGAGAGGGACACAGACCGTCTGTGGGACATGGTGTTTTTTTAGTTTGAGGCTATTATGGCTGGGATCGTTGCTGCTGGCGTGGCTCTTGGGATCGCGGAGATTGGGTCATCCTATCTGTCCGCCAGAGGGGCCAATAAGGCTGCTGGCAAACAGGTAGATGCCGCGAACAGGGCGCTAGAATTCGACCAAAAGAAATTCGACGAGATACAGCGCATGATCAAGCCTTTCGTCGCTGGTGGGCAGCGGCAAATTAAGGGGCTGAATCCGTATCTGAAATTCGGCGTAAGAGCAGCGACACGCCAGGCGAATCTCCTGGGGCTGCAAGGCGCAGAGGCACAGCAGGCATCCATCTCGGCGATAGAAGGCGGCCCAGAGTTGGCCTTGCTCGCGCAGCAAGGGGAGGAGGCGATATTGCAAAATGCCGCTGCCACTGGGGGTGTGCGCGGAGGGAACACGCAGGCCGCGCTCGCGCAGTTTCGCCCACGGATACTCTCTGATCTGATCTCGCTCGAGATCGAGCGCCTTGGCGGCGTCTCTGCCGCAGGCAGGGGCTCTGCGCTCTCTCTCCTCGCCGCCGGAACTGGAGCCGCCGCAACTCTAGGAGAAGCGGCACAGGCCCAGGCAGATGCGTTCGCCGCGCAGCAGCAGCGCATCGGCCAGGCAGAGGGGGATGCTGTTAAGGCTAGGTACGGGTTCTATTCCTCCATCCCTTCCTCCATCGCGGAGGGGGTGGGATTCGCATCTGGTCTGAAAAAATAACGCGCCAAGGGCCACAGACCTTCATCACGTAGGGAGAGGTAGGGAATGCCAGCAGAAAATGCGTTTGCCGTACAATCCCCATTCCGCGCGTTCGAGCGCGGGCTAGCCCTTGCTGAAAAATTCAGGCTCTCGCGGGAGCAGGCCGAGCAGGATGACCTGGCAGAAAAAAGACAGTCCCTCCTAGATCAGGCCGTCGAGCGAACGCGGAAGCCAGGAGCGTCATGGGAGGACTTCTCTTTCCTCGCATCGCTGTTGCCGCCAGAGCAGTCCACCGCCCTGCGCGAGTCTTATGCTCTGCGCAGCAAGGAGGCTCAAGAGGACTCGCTTTCGCGCTCCGCAGAAATCTTCGCCGCTCTACGTGGTGGCAAGGCAGACCTAGCCGTAACGCTGATGGATGACATCATCACTGCCGCGCGTGGGGCTGGAGAAGAACAGCGCGCTGTATTCATCGAGAGCCTCCGCGACCAAGTGCAGAGCGGCGACACGGATGGTCCGGCCTCTGTGATCGGCACGTTACTCGCGCACATGCCGCGCGGCGATGTCGTGATCAGCAAGGCCATGGAATTAGAGAAGCGGGCAGCAGAGGTGCGCGAAGAGGGGGTTGACCTGGAGACCAAGGGGGTCGCTCTTGAGCGCGAAAAGACTAACCTGGCAAGTGATGTAGCCGTGGCAAGGATCAAGGGAATAGAGGCGCAATTCGCGTCAGAAAAAATGAAGGCTGAGTTGTCCTTGACCCAAGAGCAGGTGCAGCAGTCCATCGCTGCCCGCAAGTCACATGATGCTGCTGCGCTCCTCTCTGGCGCGGAGCGCGCCGTAAAACAAAAAGAACTTGCGGACAAGAGTCTAGGCATACTGACGCGCGAGCAGCGCTTCGACATGAGCCAAAAAACGCGCAAGGAAATGAATGACAGGCTGGACATCTTCGGCGAGTTGAAGGGATTTTACGGGAATCTTCTGACCGCGCAATCTGGTGGCGTCGGAGACATCGCAGCGACAAACGCGCTATCGAAAATGTTCGACACGCGGAGCGCCGTGCTACAGGGCGAGCAGGCCGCGATGAAAAAGGCGGATTCAGTGGCGTTTGGCTTTATGGCGTTTGCGCGCGAGGGGTTGGGGGCGGGTCCATTTAGCGATGAGAAAAGGGCTCGGATGTTGAGCCAAGGGCGGGCATATTATCAGATCGCCGTTGCGCGAGAGCGCGCCATCAAGGACGGAATCCTTAGGCAGGCGCGCAGTTACGGCTTGCGTGATGAGGACATCCTCTACTCTCTCACCTACGATGCGATTGCCCCAAACGCGAAGACCTACCCATTTGCGACCCGCGAGGCGGCGGATAAATTCGATGCGGAGATTGCGAATGGCAATAAGGACTACGATGCTCTAGCGACCAGCCTGGGCGTGAGATCAAAGAGTGATGATGCCGATGGCACTGCGGTGGTGACGCCAGAAAAAGAGCGGCCCGCAGAATCTGGTGGCGCGGAAAAGCAAGAGCCGCAGTTTTCCCTTACAGTGCCTGACGGCAGGACTTTCACGACTACCCGTAACGGCATCGAGTCATTTTTGCGAGAATACGGAGTCAAAAAATAACATGCCAGAAGCACCCATAGATGACGAGTACCGGCGCATAACGGAGATGGCCAAGAAGTACGGATTGGTCGAGGTCCCAGCAGCGCCAAAGGCCGATGGAATAAGGGTGGAGTCCGTCCCCACAGTGGACGATGAGGCCGATGAGGAAGGGGTGTTGGGCGGATTGCGTGAGGCATTCACTGGCGAGCGGCGCATGACGAAAGAGATAGAGGGCATGCCGCATTTATTCAGCATCCCAGAGATGGTCGAGATGTCTCTTGCTGGGTTCCAATCATCGTTCGGGCATTTGACTGCGGGCCAAGATGAGTTCCTCGAAATTCTTAAGAGAAATTCTCCTGGCATCGAAGTCCGCCGTGATGCGAAAGGCAACCCCATCGTTAGGTCCGCAATAGACGGCAAGGAGTACGCCATACACCCTGGGTTTGACTTTGGCGATGCAGCGAGGGCTATCGGCTCCCTGCTTGCCTTCGCCCAAGCAGGCAGGCAGGGGAAGGGCGTGGGCGGCACAAAAAGATTGGCGCGTGGAGCGAAGGCTGCGGCTAAGGTTGGTGCTGCATCTGCGGCGACGCAGGGCGCAATCGAAGTTGGACAGGCCGCGTCTGGCGGGGATGTGGACGCAGAGGAAGTCGTCTCCGCTGGATTGTTCGGCGCGGCTGGAGAAATTGCGGCGCGGGGGATAGGCGCGATCCGGCGCGGAGTGGGTGGCGTCGTGGATAGACTGCGGGGGAAGCGCAGCGCAGCAGGTGGTGCGGTGGATGGCGCTGACGATGCCGCCGCGATAGCGCAAACACAAGCCCAGCAGGGGCCGGAAGAGATGCGCGATCTTGGGGCGCTCATCCGCATTGCCTCTGGGCGCGGGCCTCTCGCCGATGTGGCGCGCGAGAAACTCGCCGAGAGCGCGCGCATGAATAGCGGAGCGCTTGATGCTGCCGAGAGGCTTGGCATTGACCTTCCGCCAGATGTCTTCGCTGACAACCAGATGATCCGTAAGATGGCTGGGCTCACTCGGTCTCGCGCGGCTGGGGCAGCAGAGGCAGAGTGGGTGGCGTCGCTCTCTGGCGCGATCCGGCAAGCAGACACGGCGCTCCGCGATGTCGATGCCGTCTTTGTTGGCGACAGTCCGTCATTGCCTGTCATATCAGACCGTGTCCGTGACTCTTTGGTGGCGGCAAAAAATAATCTGAAGGGGGTATCCGATCCGCTCTACGGCGAGCTGGGCAAGAGCGTCAAATTCACGTCTCCTGTGACCCTGCCCAGGACGCGAGCGCGCCTGCAATCGCTGCTCGAAGAGGTAGACCCGTCGCAGATGCATCCCAAAGAAAAGTCCCTGATGGCTCTCGCGCAAAAGGAGAGCATCCCATATGGCGGCATGCTGCTGGAGAAGGACGCGATTCGCGAGGCCATAGCGGGGCGCGAGAACGAGTATCAGGGCATGAGGGAACGGTCGCTCAAGAAACTCTATGTGGCTCTCTCAGAGGACCAGGTCGAGGCCGTGAAATCGCTAGGCGGAGAGGGTGCCGTCGAGAAATTGCGCGCTGCGAATTTGGCCTACGCGAAGATGCGCGCGCTAGATCGTCGCATCGTGTCCGCGTATGGACGCGAGGTGGAAGGCAAGATCGAAGGGAGCCTTGTGCCTTCGTTGCGTGCGGCCATCCTCTCCGCATCAGTTGGGGACAGCAAGAAATTCTCGGCGATGATGCGCGTGGTGCCCGAAGACCTGCGCAAGGAGACCATCACCACGGCCATCGCGGACATTGCGCGATCTAGTAGGGGCGTGGATGTTGGTGGCTTCGGGTTCAGCCAGTACGCCAAGGTCTATCGCGGATTGCGTGCGAACCCTGGCGTCTACGGCCAGATAGCTAAGACGCTCGGAGGCGATGCAGATAGAGTCCTGCGCGATCTGTACGAGGTGTCTCGCGTCGTGACTGACGCGCGCGCGAACGTGCTCACCACCGGCAAGGCGTTGCAACCCATCGTGGATGAGATTGCCGCGCAAGGACTGCTCACCAAGGTCGCATCCAGTGTGGCTGGGCGCGCTGTGTCTGTGGCCGCTGCGAGCGTAGGTGGCCCTTTTCTGGCTGGGCCTGTATCGGTGATACTCGACCTGACTGCTGGGAGTCGCACTGGCATGGAGGCGGCTGGCAATCTGTTCCGCGACCCCGCATTCCGCGCACTGCTTGTGGAGGCCGCAACGCGCACGAAACCCGCTCCAGCAGTGATTCGCCGCGCATCGAGTGGCGAGGCATTCAAACAATTCCTCCTGGCCTCCCGCATGCCGAAGCGTCTCCTCAGCCCAGACGCAGACGACGCGCGCGATGAGTGGATCATCTCGGCCCTGCAAGCAGGCAGGATAGGCACTGGCGATGGCGGAACACCCACCGCCGTTGCGGTAGATGAGGGGATTGAGTGATGCTGAAATCTATCGCTGTGGGCGGAGGAGGCGGAGGGGGAGGCATCGTCCCCATCTACGGGGAGGCCACGCCGATCATTATTGGTGGGGCGACAGAAGGCGTCGGGACATACGGCCAACAGAGAGCGTACTACGTACAGTTGGATAAGGTCGTACACCTGCATGTCTACTTGTCGTGGTTTGCCCACACTGGCACTGGGAACATGCTGGTTAAATTCGCCCCATCCACGTCTATCCCATCCGCGAAGTTCGACCTCGGCGACCCATTCCTCGACAATCTTTTTTCTGTCGTGCCAGTCCTTCAGGATTCGCCCCTAATCACTGCCCCATTGGGTTTGACCGTGAACGCGCTCATGAGTGGCGGGTATACCATTACCCTACTTGTAGACCCGACAGGGTCGGTGTTGATGGAGGCCAACCAATCTGGGCGAATTGCGTTTAGCATTTCGTATTTTACTGGGCCGTACATCCCTGACTAGAGTGCACACATGAGTGTTCCGGCGTTTGAAATTCTCCCAACGTACCGCTCATTCCTGGATCGTGATGGCACGCCACTCGATGACGGATACATTTGGGTCGGTGTGTCACTGCTCGATCCGCAGGCATCGCCCATCACGGTCTACAGTGATCCAGCACTGACCCAGCCAGTGGCGCAGCCCGTGCGCACGCTCGCCGGATACCCAATCAGCACAGGGTCTCCGATACGCCTGTTCGCCCCATCTGACTACTCGATCCGAGTCCACGACAAGAGTGGCAGCCTCGTCTATGCGCACACGCACATCTCTCGCGGAGAGGGCCTGGGCAGCATCTCCGCTGGCTCCGTGGCCTATCAGTCCACAGGTGTCGGCTCTGTCGCAACGTCCGTGCAGGACGTGCTCCAGCGCGAGGTGTACGTTGAGGACTTCGGGGCAGTAGGAGACTGGAATGGGATCACCGGAACGGACAATCTGCTCGCTTTCGCCGCAGCATTCGCGGCCAGCCAAAAAGTAAATCTCACGCCAGGGAAATCCTACTGGCTGGGCAACACATCTCCCACTGCGCCATTGCTGGTGCTGACTGGGGATAACGTCACATTCAATTTTAACGGTGGCGAGGTCGTCGCAACTACAGTGGGGAATTTTGTGTCCGTGATTTTCTCCGTTCAGAACTCAAAAAACATGTACGTCATTGCGCCACGGGTCTCCGATTCTGGATACGACATCTCGTATCCAAAAACAAACGCGCGCGGAGCGATGGCGTTCCAGCTGCTCGCGAATGCCTCACCAGTCACTGAATTCCGCATCGAGCGCGGATCATTCTCCTCGCTGTGGGCTGCTCTCGTCTGTGATGGTGGGCTGCCACACCACGTGAGTGACGTGACATTTGACGCAAAAATCACGTCGTCTTTTTACGGCTTGGCGTGCCGTGGAACCGGCAACAATTTGACGGCGCGGATCAAGACGGAAGAGTGTGTCCAGCCATACTTCTGTTTCGGCTTCGATGGCCATGACATCACATGTTCGACGCGCGGCGGCCAAGACTCACCAGACGCCCCTCTAGGCGGAGAGTTCCTAATCGGAGCGTATGGCCCTCTCCAAGTGACCCGCAGGCTCGTCGGCACATTCATGTCAGATACCACGCTCGGAGCGTTGTGGGGGGTGGCCTTCGAGTCGCGGGACGCTACA